ATATAAATTCCCTCACAAACCTTAAAAACCAATTATAACGATTTGGTGAATTCTTTATTAACAACTTATCCACAAACCTTCTGTATACCTGGCATGATATAATTTTATGTCTGACACCTGAGTAAATCTCGATACCCACCGTTTCTTGGGTGTTGGACTTTTAATTTTAATAAAATGATATAATGCTAATATGTGTACAACCGTAGAAAAATTTGGATCTGACCCCGCCACCCTTAAATGGCAAATAATTCGTGGAGACTCTTCTCTGATAAGAATTGACTTTTTACAAAACGATGAAACAACACATTACGACACAACAGGATGGACTTACCTTGCCTCCGCATATGACCCTAAAACCGATATAATCGACCCTCTAACGGTCGTTTCAGGCTCAGGGTATGTTCAGGTAAAGGTAGACCCAAGTTTGAGTGCATTTTGGGGCTCTACGTACCGTTCTAGCGTTGCAGAACTTATGTTTGATTTAGAAGTAACTATCGACGACACAGTTTGGACACCAGTTATAGGAACCATCACGGTTCTTGGTGACATTAGTGGTACCTTATAATGCCAGTCATAAAAATTTCAAATGTTAAAAATGATTTACCGTCCGTTATAAAAATAACAGACTCAACAGGCTCAGAAAAAATCGTAAAGATAACAAAATAAGGAGACGCTATGGCCATTTCACGCAGCATGGGTTTTCCTATACAAGAAAAACAAAAAATTAATGCAGTTGATCAGGAAGCCCCACAACTACAATTTTTACCAGTCCCAGGACCTCAAGGTGTACCAGGACCTCAAGGTGCAATGGGTCCACAAGGAATACAAGGTCCTAAAGGTGACAAAGGTGACAAAGGTGATGCTGGAGCAGATGGAAAAAATGGCAAGAATGGTATAAACGGTAAAAATGGAGAAAGTTATTTTCCAGTTTACAAACAACAACCAGGTTGGGCCAGTTACGAAGATACATCTTCTAAAATTTTTAGCATAGACCCATCTAGAGGTGAAAACGGATGGCACGATTTATACATTGACAAAAAAGGCATATCAAAAAACCAATCATTCCTACCATTAAACTGCAACACCCTTTACAACGAACAATCCAGAGTACTAACATTTAGAAGTTTAGAAATAGGATCAACTGTTAGACTTACCTATAACTTTTCACTTGAAACCTTTGTTAACAATACTGAATTTTGGTTTGCTACCGTATACCCTGAAATTGACAAATCAGTTCTAACAATGGTTGGATCATTTAAATACCAAGGAATCTTTGACCTAACAGTTGACCAAACAATACACATAGAAAATAAAGAAATGTGGTTTAACTTCTGCAGACCATATGCAAAATCAGATCATTTAACAAACCTAATACTAAAAAAAATATATGTATCAGTTTCATAGCATGATATAATGAACTAGGAGGGTTTATGGCATTTCCAGGCACATACAACATTAATTATTACAAGGGTGACCGTTATGAATTTGTTATATACCCTAAAGACGCTGCAGGCGACGTTTTTGATTTAGATGGATATAATTCTGCTTTTTCTATAGCATCTTCAACTGGACCAGATCCAGAGGAAGGCCCATTTGCAGCAAGTGCGGTCATTAACAACGCTAAAGATAGAGTTACTTGTGTAATATTACCAGAAGTGGGTAAAGATAATCTAGATGCAGGAACCATATACTATTACGATGTTCAAATATCAAGTGGAACAGATGTAGTTTACACACTTCTAAAAGGAACAATCACTGTAACAGCAGATGTAACTGGTGCATAATGGCTGACGTAGTATTAACCACCGACGAACTGTTAGTATTAAGCGGACCAAGTAGTATAAACGTAGAAGTTGACTTTGGACCTGAAGGTGAACGTGGAAGTTTATTTTATGTTTCAGTAGGCAATCCAAATACAGCACTTGTTGGCCAAACCCCAAAAGCAAAAGACCTTTGTGTTAATGTTTTAAAAACAGATAACGAATATTCATATGTTTATCAGTACAATTCTGATGGTGGTCCTGGATTTCAATGGTACCCAATAATTAAACTAAACCCACTTCAATACAATAAAATAATGACTGGAACATTTGTTGATGGATCTAAAGTTTTTAATATTCCTGTAAATTATATTGTTGACGAAGAAACATCTCAAACCTTAACTAGTGCAAATTTTAATATCACTTACAGTATTCCAAACGAAAACCCAATAGCATCTTCTATAGAAATAGGCTCTTTTACAAACGATCCAGGAACTGGAATACAGGTAATTCCAGTAACAGTTAATGCTATTGAGTATGCTAGTTCTACCTGGCAAGATTTAACTGGCGTAAAAACAGTTCATTTTGTAATATCTATCGTGGTATAATGAGGAAGGTGATGAACAATGGCTGATGTTAGCATAGGAAATATATATTCCACTAAAGTTCCAGGTTATGAAGATGCCGCAGATATTCAGTCTGCCCTAAGAACATACCATTACGGCTCAAGCACATATGACGAAACAAATGCCAATACAGCAGCACTAGTTAACCCATCAATTGCCTATCATTTACAAAATATTCAAAACTCAATAACTGTATTACAAAATTTAGGAACAGGTTCAGTTGTTCAGTCCACACAACCAGATGCAAATGCTCTTGCAGAAGGTTTACTTTGGTTAGATATTGACTCAACACCAGGAACTACACCAGTAAACCCAACAGCAATTTACACAGCAATAGAACCAGCAACACCAACAGATGGAACTCTTTGGGTTGTAAAAGGATCTAGTCCACTTGAAATGAAAATTTATAATTCAGCAACTTCTGATTGGGATACAATAGGTGAATAATGACTGATAACATAATTTTAAAAGAAATAGCAATTGCAAAACTAGTTGCATTAGGTTTAACAGAAGAAGAACTTAAAGCAATAGGGATTGGTGCATAATGCCATCATTAAATACTACTGGTAAAACAGCATACGTATATGATCAAGGTACAGATACTTTTTATGCAATTGGTGCAAACACAAACACTGCCGCAAATTATGTTTGGTCTGGAACACAAGAATTTCAAAACAATGTTACATTTTCAGATACTAATGCAGTAATTACTGCTAAGGCTGGAGTAAATAACTTTTTAAATCCTGCAGCAAGAGATGCAGCATTAACCTCACCAGTAAGAGGAACAGTTTGTTTTGTTAGACAAACCTCTGGTGCCGTAGCAATTAATGATTTACAATTTTACAACGGAACAAATTGGATATCTTACGGTGGTTTAGTTACCTTTAATAAACAGGCTGGTAGCGGAACACAAAATTATGATTTAACATTAAATGATATTGGTCAAAGTATAACTTTTGATTCCACAGGAGCATGGACAGTAACTATTCCACCCAATTCAAGTATTGCCTTTCCAATAGGATCAGAAATAGATGTTTTTAGAATGAACACTGGATCTGTTACATTTGTTGCAGGTGCAGGAGTTACTTTAAATAGTAAAAATACAAATAAAGCAATTGCAGCAAGGTACTCAGGTGCATCCTTGTTTAAGTTTGATACAAATACCTGGCTTCTAGTCGGCGACTTGATCGCATAGGGGTTTGCTATGGCATTATTTGGAAAACTAGTTAAATACGTTGTAGCAAAAGGAATGAAACTACTTCCTAATTTTATTGGAAGAACAAGTGCACAAGCCCAAACAGATGTTGTATCAGAAGGATTTACTTTAGGAAACGTAATTACTTCAGTTTCTGGAGAACCAACAGAACTTGCAAATGATGGAAAAGTTGTTGGACAAACTCCTGCAGTAACAACACCAGCAGACTATGAAACCCCAGTTGATTTAACAGTTAGACAATTTACATTTACACCATTTGGGGTGTTTGGATTTTCTCCATTTCAAGTATTTGGATTTTCTCCTTTTAACGTATTTGGGTTTTCCCCCTTTAACGTATTTGGTTTTTCACCATTTAGAGTATTTGGATTTTCACCAACCTATTTTGGTGGTCTTTGTATAGATCAAGAAACACCAGTTTTAACTAAAGAGGGATATGCATTAGCCAAAGACATAGTTGTTGGAGATATTTTAATAACTAAAACATTTAAAGATATTCCAATAACAAATCATGATGGTTTAAGACTATGGTCATCTGAAAATAATAAAGAATACACTACAGTAGAGTCTGTGGTAAATAATATAAAAGAAAGTGAAGTATCTGATACAGTTTTAGTTAATGGAGACAAGTATAAGAGATTTTCTACACAAGAAGATATTCTTGTTGTTAGAGAAAATAAACTAATGTTTGTTATTTCTTCACAATTAAAATCTGGAGATTTAATAGTAAAAAATCCAGAAGAGTCATTGATTGATGGACCTTTATATCAAGTTCGCTCTATAGAAATAGTCAAAGAAGATAGAAAAGTTTATGATTTTATGAGAGAACCATTTGGCTTGATTGTAGCAGATTCTTTACTTGTATATAATGCTTATCCAGTAGATTAATCTTTAGGAAACTGATACATAAATTCTCTAGTTTTTGAAGTTATGCCTTTCCAAGGTCCCCAATTATTTCCACCATCACTCATAATATAAGCAACTTGACAGTTAATTGATGGGTTTAAAAGTTGACTAGTGTAGTCTAAGTTATATTTTTCTTTTCTATCAGCATTAAGGTCACCAATCATATTTATTTGAAATAGTCCGTATGATTTGTCTCCAGTGCTTCTGTTGCCGTTAAAAGCCAAGGCGTTGCCCATTGATTCTTTTTTAGCAATAGCCCAAGCCTCTACCAGGTGTTTATTTTCAAAACCACAAGCAGACAGCAAAGTTTTTAGTTCAATATCAGTAAGTTGTCCTTTATCCTGATATTCAGCAAGAATTCTTACATTGTCTCTAGATGGTTTATCTAGATGATCTGGCCTAGAAAGCAAAAAAACCGCCTCAGCGGTAAATGTTGCATATTTATCGTTTTTCAGGTTAGTTTCAACACCTTGAGCATTAGAAATATTCAAGAATACTGAAGACAATCCAAGACTTGCGAGCAATCCTATTAAAAATTTTTTATCTTTTTTCATAGTTCTCTCCTAAGAAAACATGACACCCTTGGTAGGTGTCATATATCAAGTATAACATCTATTTGCCAGCAAGTCAAATCAAAAATGTCATATTAGTAAGATAATACAAAAAATTATTTAAAATGATATAATATTTGTATGGCAACAGGTCAATCAAGCATATATAACTTACCATACCCACAAGTTGATGATAGCGTAAACGTACATGGAGATATTCAATCTTTAGCAACTTCACTAGATAATACACTCGCTGGACTTGGCTTATCTTACATGAAATTAGATGTAATTAATACATCTGGAGCATCAATTGCAGCAGGATCTCCTGTATTTATTAATGGTCATAATTCAGGACAAGATTTAACAACAGTAGGAAAAGCAATTCCTACAACAACATCACCAATATTAGGATTATTAAAATCTACAACAGCAAATAATGCACAAGGAATATGTGTAGTCTCTGGAGTATTACCAGATGTTAATACATCTGAATTTGTTGCAGGTGATATTTTATACGTAAAGACTGGTGGAGGATTAACAAACGTTAGACCAGTAGGTGGTGCAGGTGCTGTAGCAGTTTGTGCTTACGCAGATGCATCTAATGGAGTTCTTGTAGTTACCGCCAAAGGTAACGGTACTTGGGGAGCATTAAAGAACGGTCTTTCATAATTATTTATCCAAACATGATATAATTACAATATGGCCATTCTCAGAAACTCATCTCAAGATTTATACAACGTAGGTGCTAAACCCCCAACCGTTAAATGGACAGTAGTTCGTGGTGACACCTCAGCATTTAAAGTTTATGTGACAGACGATGAACAGTCCCCTTTAGTTATAGCAGATTGGAACATTGCTATGAAAATTAAAAGACCAAACCTTGCTAAAGATCTTGGAGTTATTACAGATAATGCAAATACAGTTATGCTTTTGACTCCAGCAGCAGATGCAGATGATTTGGCTGGAGAGTTTACAGTTAAACTTGCAGCAGAAGAATCACACAATCTTCAAACAGGAGATATTTTTGATATCGAGTTATCTACATCAGAAATTGTTTGGACAGTTGCACAAGGCAGTCTAATTATCCTTGAAGATGTAACTGACTAATGGCAACAGCAATTATTGTTGATGACAATAAACAAAAATTAAGACGTATTGAAACCTCAGACTATTACCAAACCAAAATATCCTACAAACCTAGCACGGTAGAAATAAATTACACCTTACCTTTTAGAATAAGATTTACAACAATAACAGTAGAAGGGTATGGTCCAGGTAATGTGCCCCCAATTCCTTTACAGGTTATTGGCTATAGCAACTATATACTGTAGAATAGACATATGGCTAAAAAAGAAAAACCTAGCATATTTATAGCAACCCCAATGTACGGTGGGGTTTGTCATGGATACTTTATGAAAAGTATTATGGGACTAGTAATGAAACTAACCTACAAAGGATACAAAGTAACCTTTAACGACTTGTACAACGAATCTTTAATTAACAGAGCCAGAAACACCCTTACAGAACTATTCTTAAGATCTGATGCTGACTACCTATTGTTTATTGATGGTGACGAAGGTTTTAACGCTGATGGTGTTATAGATATGATTGATACAGATTTAGATATTATTGGGGCTGCCGTGCCAATGAAAGCAATTAACTGGGCTAACGTAGAAAAAGCAGCAGAATTAAAAAAACCTGATTTAAAAAGGTTTGGATCTTATGTAAACATAAACTTTGTTGATAGACAAGACTTGCATAAGGTAGCAGATAATCCTAAAAAACCATTAGAGGTAAAAAACATAGGAACTGGTTTGCTGTTAATTAAACGTAATGTTTTTGAAACAATGAAAGAGCATGTTGGAAAATATAAAAGTGATCAACTAGATTTGGGTGGTATTAAAAAAGGTGAATACATTTATGATTTTTGGAAAACACAGGTAGACCCAGAAGAAGAAAGACTTTTGTCAGAAGACTACTACTTCTGTACACTATGGCGTAAACTTGGTGGTTCTGTGTATGTAGCACCACATGTTAAAGTAGTGCACGTAGGAACCTACATATTCGTTTAATTTATAAAAAGTTATAAAAATAATGTTATAATTTAGGCATGGCACAACAATCAATTTCAACAGTAAAATCACGTTATGAGACTGGCGATAGGCCATCTCAGCAAGACTATGAAGATTTAATTGACACTACCGCGTCCCAAGCAACACGCCTTGGCACCTTCGGTAATAACGACAACACTATTTCTGAAATTGAAAACACTACAATATTAGATAGTCATAATGCAACAGAATGGAGAATGGTTAAGTATATCATTTCCATCTCTAAAACAACAGCAGGAGATAACCTCTTCTACGCAACAGAATTGACCATATTAAATGACACGGAAGATAGTTCCGTTTCCGAATATGGGACAATAGACAACGATGGGAATATTGGAACCATAAGCGTCTCAAGGGCTGGAAATACAGTGGCTTTAACAATCACTCCAGACCCAGTAATAAAGCCAGTCACTGTGCGTTACGCACGCATGGGACTTAAGGCATAAGGAGATAAAAAATGGCAACAGTAACAAAAAATTTCAAGATTAAACATGGTTTAGTCGTTGAAGGAACAACAGGTACAATTAACAACTTTGACATCTTGACAAAAAGTACAGATGATCAAAACTACATTATAGACCTGGTTGGTGGAGACGCTTCATCAAACGCAGTAGCAAACACACTAGTACTTCGTGATGCAAATGCAAACTTTCTTGCAAATACAATCACAGCAGACTTAGTTGGAGATGTAACTGGTCAAGTATCAGACATTTCTAATCATGATTCTGATGATGTAGCAGAAGGTACAACAAACCTTTACTTTACAAACCAAAGAGCAACAGATGCAACTGCAGCATCCTATGATGCTATAGGCTCAGCAGCAAATGCTTATTCAAATGCAACTGCTTACACAGACCTAGAAGTAGGTAATGCAATTGCTGACTTAGAAGACTATGCAGATTTTGCAGCAGGAAATGCTTTAGCAAATGCAAACTCATACACTGACAACGCAATTTCTAATGCAGTCTCTGACTTAGAAGAATACACTGACTTTGCAGTAGGCAATGCAGTGGCTGACTTAGAAGATTATGCAGACTTTGCAGTAGGTAATGCAATTGCTGATTTAACAAACAATGCACCAGCGTTATTAGATACACTTAACGAAATCGCAGAAGCAATTGGTGACGATGCAAACTTTGTTGGAACAATAACCAACTTAGTTGCAGAAAAACAAAATGCTTTGATTGCAGGAACTGACATTGAGATTACAGGAAACACAATTAACTTTACTGGAAGTTATGATGTTTCAGGATCAGCAGATACTGCTTATTCAAATGCAGTTACTTATATTGATCTAGAAATAGGAAATGCATATGCAGACCTAGAAGACTATGCAGATTTTGCAGCAGGAAATGCTTTAGCAAATGCAAATTCTTACACAGACAATGCAATTAATCTTTTGTCAACAACTGATATCGAAGAAGGAACAAACGAATACTTCACAGATACAAGGGCTAAAGAGTCAGCAGCAAGTTTGTTAACAATGGCAACTCTAACAAATATCTCAATCACAGGTAACTCATCTGGATTGGTAATTACAGCAGAAAATGGTGTAGGAGATTCTAACACAGATGCTTTGGTTGAAGGTTCAACAAACCTTTACTTCACAGATCAACGTGCAGTAGATGCTCTTGAAGCAGTAATACCTAATTTCACTGAAATTGATATTAACACAGTTGCTAGACAAGTTGCAGCAACAGTAAATGCTCCAACAGCAAGCACAGTTACAGCAATTGACTGGGCATTAGCAGAATATCGCTCAGCCGAATTCTTGGTAAAAGTTGCTTACGGTGCACACACAGAAGTTTCAAAAGTTATCTTAACTCTTGATACTTCAAACAACATCGCAATCACAGAATACGCAATTGTAGGAACAAACGGATCCGCATCCACAATTTCTGCAGACGTAAACGGAACAGATGTAAGACTAAGAGTAGCAACAGCCAATAACAACTCAGATGTAACAGTTGTTGGTACATTGTTAGTCTAGTAAAAAAATTAGGGGGCAGTAAATGACCACAAATCTAAAAGATTTTAAAGTCAAGAATGGATTAGTCGTAACTAACGGCGGTTCATTTGGAAACGCGGTAGCAGTAGGAGAACCTACATTAGGAACTCACGCTACTACTAAAGATTACGTAGATTCTGTAACTGGTACACCAGTATCAAATACTGCCCCTCTTTCCCCAGACAATGGGGATATGTGGTTTGATACCACAGTAGAAAGATTAAAAGTTTATTATGAAACTGACTGGTTTACAATTGCAACAAGCAATGATGTACAAAATATTCCAGATCACATTCATGATACAGCAATTGATGGTAACGGAAGAATTGTTACAGTATTCTGGGATGCTGAACAATATGATGATCCACAAATTTCTACATTAAGTGGTGGAACACCATTTTCAAATTCATGGGCAGCAGTATTTGATGGTGGAAATCCAGACAGTGAATTTAATTAAAACATTTTAAAAAAAACTGTTATAATTAAAACAAAATCAAAAGTAGGTAAGACCTACACAGGGAGATACAATGGCAACAAGGATGCTACAACGTAGAGGAACTGCTACACAGTGGGCTAACGCTAACCCTACTCTGGGTTCTGGAGAAATTGGTTTTGAAACCGACACAGGACAATTTAAAATAGGTGACAACTCTACAGCATGGGATGATTTGCCATACTTTAAAAATATAGAAGATCTAGGCGGAAACCTAGACGATTACATTTTATTAGAACAAAAAGGTGCAGCAAACGGTGTTGCCACATTAGATGGAAGCAATTTAATACCTACAGCACAGATACCTAGTGGTATTGCTAGAACTGCAGATTACGTTGCATTAACACAAAAAGGTGCAGCAAACGGTGTTGCTACACTTGACGGAAGCAACTTAATTCCTTTAACACAAATTTCAAACAGCATTGCTAGATCTTCAGATGTAAGTAACTCAATTTCAAACGCAATTGCAACCCTTGTAGGAACAGCACCAGAAGCATTAAATACTTTACAAGAAATTGCTAATGCAATTAATGATGATCAAACTTATTTCTTCACCGTTGCCAATAACATAAATAACGCTTTAGATGCTGCTAACGAATATACAGATAACAGCATAAGCAATTTATCAGCAGACGTTACAGAACAAATAGAATTATTAGCAAACAATACTGCAAATAATCTTGCAAACGCAGTTCAATCTTTACAATATGAAATTGGAAATGCTCAATCAGCAGCAGAAGATTATGCAAATGGTTTAGTAGATCAAGAAATATTAGATAGAGATACAGCAATTGAAGCAGAATCGTTTATATTAGGAAACACAATAGCAAACGCAATTACAGATTTAGAAGAATACACAGATAATGCAATTTCAGATCATAATCTAGAAACATTAAATGTGCACGGTATATCAAATACAGCAACACTAGTTACTCTCACACAGTTAGAAAATCATGAATCTGATACATCAAACGTACACGGTATCACAAATACCTTGGCAGTAGTTCTTACAGATGATGCAAGACTTTCTGATGCAAGAACACCACTTGATAACTCTGTTACAAATAACTCTATATCAGGAACAATCAATCAAGATAAAATCACAAACCTTGTAACAACACTAGGAAATCTAGCATCCCTTTCAGGAGCAGCCTTTACTGGTAACGTTTCAACAACTGGTAATTTAACAGTAGACGGAGATTTCACTGTAAGTGGATCTAACGTTCTTGTATCTGCAACACAAATTCAAATCGAAGATACTTTACTACAACTTGGTCACACAAATGCTAACAACGTAACAGATCTAGGTTTGGTGGTTTCTTATAATGATGGAACACAAAAACATGCTGGTATCGTCAAAGACGTTACAGATAGCAAATGGAAATTGTTTGATGGTGTTACATCAGAACCTGGAACAACAGTTAACTTTGGACAAGGTTCACTAGATGTCTTGGCACTTTTGACACTTGAGGCAAACTCAATCACTGCAACATCAGATATCACTGCAAACGGAATCGTATTTGCAGACGGTACACAAAGATTAGAAGGTGTACCTTCACGGACACCTATTGTTCAAAAAACAGAAAGTTATACTTTGTCAGCATTGGCTGAAAGAGACAACTTGATAGAAATGAACAATGCTTATGCAACAACACTAACTATTCCTCTTAACTCAGCAGTAGCCTTCCCAGTTGGAACATCAATTGATATTCTTCAAACTGGTGTAGGTCAAGTAACAATTGCAGGAGACGCAGGGGTAACAGTAGATGCTACACCAGGTCTTAAATTACGCACACGGTGGTCATCATGCACTCTGTTTAAGAGAGCAACTAACACCTGGGTCGTATACGGCGATTTAAGTGCCTAACGGTTTGATATAATAAGACTAGGGAGAGAACATGGCAATAGGTAAAAGAGCAGGTAAAAAGTCACAACAGGCTAATGACTTTTTAGAACCACAACAACCAACAATTACTTCAGCAACTAACGTTGGTACAGGTCGGGCTTTTAATAATGGTGCAGTTGATGTAGCATTTACACTACCAGCAAATTCTCCAGCAGCAACAGGTTTTACAGTGACTTCAAGTCCTGGATCTCTTACAGCAACAGGTGCAACTTCTCCGTTGCGGGTTACAGGATTATCATCAGATACAAGTTATACTTTTACAGTTGTTGCAACTAATGCATCAGGTAACTCGATTGCTTCAGCAGCATCAAGTTCAGTAACTGTTACAACAGTACCTGCAACACCTGCAGCACCAAGTGCATCATCACCAAACGCTAATCAAGATGTAATTTCATGGAGTGCACCAGCAAACGGTGGATCAGCAATTACAAATTATTACTGGGAATCAACCGACGGTAAAAATGGAAATACTGGAACAGGAACCAGTGCATCACTAGGACAAGAAGCAGGAACAGCACAACAGTACAAAGTTCGGGCAACTAATGCTAACGGAAACTCAGAATTTTCTGCACTATCAAATTCAGTAACAACTACATTTTCTTTCGTACCTTTTGGTGTGTTTGGTTTCTCACCTTTCTCAGTATTTGGTTTCTCACCTTTTAACGTGTTTGGTTTCTCCCCATTTAGAGTGTTTGGTTTCTCACCATTTAGAGTTTTTGGTTTCTCACCAACATACTTCTGTATAGATGAAGATGCACCAGTTCTTACAAAAACTGGAAATAAAAAAGCAAAAGATATTAAAGTTGGAGACACCTTAATAACAAAAACATTTGATCAATTACCAGTAGGACATTTTGCAGAAGTTATTATGTGGATGGGTATGGGCGGACTTACTAATTATAGAGATATTGAGTCAACAGTCACAGAAATAGTTCCAAGTGTGGTAGAAGAAACAGTTATTATTAATAATAATCCAGACATGAGATTTTCAACTATGGAAGATATTCTTACAGTTAAAAAAAATGTGTATAAGTTTATTCCTTCAAGAGAAATTAAACCTGGAGATACCTTAGTAACAAAAGACTCTTTAATGGTAGTAGAAAATGTTGAAACAGTTAATGAAACTAGAACAGTATACATGTTTTCTAGAGATCCACTTGGCTTAGTTGTAGCAGGAAACCTGTTATGCTATAGTTCTTATGCTCTTACACAAGACTATTTAGGTTTACCTACAACCTAATCGTTCCTATGATACAATAGTTATAAATAGATAGGAAAAATAATGCAACAAGGTCCACCACCAGAACTACGTGGTATTCAGCAATCAACAAAACCACATAAGTTTTTTGAAAGACATTTAAATAATGATTTAGATTTACTTGCAAATGAATTAATTGATAGATATCAAATGATTGAAAAGGTAGAATTAGATGGCATTACGCCAGTAAACTCTAAAGACTTTTGGCAAGAGTCAGGCAGTGTTTCTACTGTAAAGTGGAGAGAATATAATGTATTTCAATTTCATATTGAAGGTATCTATGAGTTATATAAAAATATTCAAGATATGACTAAAGAGGCTTGCGAATATTACGAAATAGATTTTGAGAAAAAACAGTTTATGCTTCAAGGATGGTTTAATATTAATTATACCAAAAAAGGAAAGTTAAATTGGCATGATCACGGACACACAGGTGCCCCAGATAACTTTCATGGTTACTACTGTGTAAAAGCAGAACCTTCAACAACTTACTACAGAGTGTTTGGTAAAGATATTGAAAATAAAAATATAGATAACCGTGCTATATTTTCAGAAATGGGTCATCCACACGCTCAAGGCGATTGGGATTGGGAAGGTCCAAGAATAACCGTTGCATACGACGTTATGACACTAAAAGATTTAAAACATGTAGGTAAAGAACACGAACAACACTGGATTCCATTGATATGATGAATCAAAAACCACAACATAAGTTTTTTGAAAAATATTTGCAAAACGATCTACCAGGATTAACAAAATATCTTTTAAGAGTTGAAAAAGATTTATTTGATGGGGTATATCCCAAAGTAACAAAAGAATTTGCAGCCACTGTTCCTGGAGTTCACCATTTAGGCACAAGGTTTAATGTTTTTCAATGCTATAATCCAGCAATACATAATATTTTTTCTGCAATACGTGAATTAACAATAGAAGCATGTGATTATTATGGTATTGATTACAAAAAACAACACTACATGGTTCAGGGATGGTTTAATACAGATGCAATGGCAGAGCCACCGCTTAATGAGGATACACATTATCACGATCATTTGGGTGGTACTGGTGCTCCTAATTTTCATGGATATTATTCTATAGATGCAGAACCATCAGTTACATACTATAAAATTGGTGGACATGATGCAACACCAATTGAAAACGTTAATAAAAACAATAGAGTGATCTTGTCTGAAACTGGACACCCACATGGTATTGGTGCTTGGCCTTTTGATAAACCAAGAATTACTCTTGCCTATGACGTTTCTCCTTTTATGTATATGAGTGGTGACGAACTTCAACACTGGGTTCCGCTACCGTGAATAAGTTGATCTGTTTTGTTATTGGACATAAATTAAGTTCAACTACATGTCCTTATACTAAAAACACATACACGTTATGTGAACGTTGTAGTCCAAAACAACATACAGCAATGTCATTTCACTAACGCACAAATAAAATAAAAGTAGTGTTTTTAATTTTAATAAACTCTGCTATACTTAGTACTTATTCAATTTCATTTAATTAGGAGAAATCAATGTCAGACTTTTTTAGTTTTAAACTTCCAGAGGATTTTGTAACAAAATACACAACCATGGATAGTCCATTTGGATTTAACGATGCTGGAAACAACTCATTAGGTGAAATTACTTTTATAAGAACCTATTCCCGCGTCAAAGAAGATGGAACTAAAGAAAGATGGCACGAAGTTTGTAAGCGTGTAATCGAAGGCATGTATTCAGTACAAAAGAATCATGCAAAAGAAAATAGACTACCTTGGAATGACTATAAGGCTCAAAAGTCTGCTCAAGAAGCATTTGATCGTATGTTCAATCTTAAATGGACACCACCAGGTCGTGGTATGTGGGCTTTTGGAACCCCCATGACAATGGAAAAAAGGAACTCTGCAGCCCTTCAAAACTGTGCCATGGTATCTACTAAGGATCTTGATAGAAACGACCCAGGGGCACTGTTTGCGTGGGTTATGGACGCTCTCATGCTTGGTATTGGGGTTGGATTTGATACCGTTGGACAAGATAAAGAATTTTCAATATATGCACCATCAGAAGTTGATTCAATTTATGAAATTCCAGACACTAGAGAAGGTTGGGTAGAGTCTGTTAGATTATTATTAAACTCATACCTAAGAACAGGTCAAGCAAAACAAAAATTTAATTATGATTTAATAAGACCTTTTGGTTCTCCAATTAAAGGATTTGGCGGGGTAGCGTCAGGACCAGAACCATTAATTAAATTACATAATCAAATTGATAAAGTAATTGGTGGAAGAATTGGTGAAAAACTTGATGCCAGAGCAATAGTAGATATAATTAACTTAATTGGAACATGTGTGGTTTCAGGAAATGTTCGTAGATCAGCAACTTTAGCACTAGGTTCTGCTGGAGATAAAGACTTTATTAATTTAAAAAATCCAGAGGTTTTTCCAGAAAGAAATTCATTTGATTTAAATAATCCAGGTTGGGCTTGGATGTCTAATAACTCTATTTCAGCAACAGTTGGAACTAAGTATGAAGACTATGTAGATTTAATAGTTAATAATGGAGAACCAGGTTTTATTTGGTTAGATGTTGCTAGAAATTACGGTAGATTGAAAGATCCAGCAGATGGAAAAGACTATAGAGTAATGGGATTTAACCCATGTGCTGAACAACCATTAGAGTCATATGAGTTGTGTACATTGGTTGAGGTTCATTTAAATAGACATGAAAATAAAGAAGATTTCTTAAGAACTTTAAAGTTTGCATATCTTTATGGTAAGACGGTAACTCTTGTTCCAACACATTGGCAACAAACAAATGGAATTATGCAACGCAATAGAAGAATTGGAACATCGCTTACAGGCATTGCTTCCTTTTCAGACAAACATGGTTTGCCTATAGTTCGTGAATGGATGGATGAGGGATATTTAAATATTAAAAAATATGATCATCAATATTCAGAATGGCTTTGTGTTCGTGAATCAATAAGAGTCACAACAGTAAAACCATCAGGTAGCGTAAGTATTCTTTCTGGTGCAACTCCAGGAGTTCACTGGGGTCCAGGTGGAAAGTTCTTTATGAGAGCAATTAGATTTGGTGAATCTGATCCTATGATTCATTTGTTTAAGGCTGCTGGATATAAAATAGAAGATGATGTTGTATCTGCAAATACAAAAGTTGTATATTTTCCAATTGCTTCAGAACATGAAAGAGCAGAAAAAGATGTTAGTCTTTTTGAAAAAATTGCACTTGCTGCAACTGCTCAAAAATATTGGTCTGACAATGGGGTGTCTGTAACCCTTTCATTTGATAAAGAGACAGAGTCTAAGCATGTTGCTCCAGCACTACACATGTACGAAGGACAATTAAAGGCTGTATCGTTTTTGCCAATGGGAAACACGGTATATCCACAACAACCTTATACAGAAATTACAGAGGAAGAGTATAATAGTTATGTGGGACAGATTGCTAAAATCAACTGGGACGCTATCTATGATGGAGTAGAGAATCTAGAAGCACAGGGTGAGGCATACTGCACTACAGATGTATGTGAAATAAAGGTAGGTTAAGTATGGAAGATTTAAAGTCTCAAATTAAGTACATTAAAGGATTCATGGATCCTCAAGAAGCAGGTTTGGTAGCAGATTATGCAAAAAAACATTCTGAACTATTTTCTAACTATGGTAACGAAGAACAAGAGTTTACCGTTCACACCTATCATGAAATAGAAGGTTTGGATAGCGACTTACTGGATACAATTCAAGAAACTGCGTTAATGGTTTATTCTTTTGTTTTAAATAACTACCAATCTAAGTTTGATCACTTTATTGATGAAAAAACTCATATAGCAAAATTTGTTGAAGGAAAAGGTATGCACGAGCATTTTGATGCTTCAAGACCAAATGATATAGCAACTTTAATTTATTTAAACAATGACTATGAAGGAGGAGACATTTACTTTCCAAAATATGAAATGTCTTTTAAGCCAGAGCCTGGAGATTTGTTATGTTTTCCAGATAATCCAGATTTTGTTCATGGTGTTAAGCCAATAATTAAGGGAACAAGGTTTACATTACCTCGTTGGTTTACACGTATTGTGTGATAAAATAGACTAGGAGAACCTATGTCTAACCCATCAAATCTTTATGCAGAAAAAATTTTTTCAGAGCATCCAGTAGCATTGTGGGCATTAGACGATAAATCAGACTATGTAATGTTGTTAAACAATACAGATAAAGATATTAGTCTTTGGGACATAACTAATGGCACTATTTCAGAAGAAACAAGTTTGCCAACTCAACCATTTATTTCTGAATCATTATATAAAATGGTTGGTGTACCCTCAACAACATTAGACAAAGTTGCTACATTAACTAGCAATAATGTTATAAATTTTTTAGATTTTAACTCAGATTTAGATACCTTTGTTTTATCTTGTTATTTTTATTCAAACAGTTTACACTTAAAATCTGTGGCGATAGGTTTTAAATATACAGATGTAAGTACTAGCGAATCTGTAGAAGTTTTAAAAAACGTACCAATATCAGTAAGTGGAAAATGGTTTTTACTATCAGAAACATTTAAAAAAATAAACCAAAATACAACAATGCAAGTGGTAATTAAGATAGGATATTCAGCAAGTTTAAGCGGTAGCGAAGAGTACGAGTTTTTGCTTAATGGATTATCTTTGGGTCAATGGTCTGAAGAGTTTAATAATTATTCTATGGGTTCAGAAATAGTTTCTATACCAACCGATATATCAATAGAGTCATCAGATGGAATTATTGCAAAATCATATGGATCTGACATAAATTATGGATATTATTTAGCAAATAATAATAAGATATATGCACAAAACTTTGGGGTACCGTTAGTTTATGGTGCATCAAATGTTACTAAACTATATCCTAATATAAATGAAGACGAAACAGCAAAGCCATCTATAATTTTTCCAGGTTTTGGATTCTTAAACGAGTTTGGCAGGTATAGTACATATACCGTAGAAATGTGGTTAAGGTTTGGGGTTGACACCTTAGAAAGTAAAAGAATATTTGGACCAATTAACTCTAATGATGGTTTGTACGTTGATGATTGCTTTTTAACATTAGTTATTGGAAATCAATTTAAATCAATATATGTTGGTGAATGGTCAAGACCAATGTTAGTTCAAATAGTTTATTCTGAAAGCAAAGTATTTTTATTTTTAAATGGAGAAAAAGTTATTGATATTGACATAGATAATTCAACGATAACATTGTTACCTAAGTTAGATGAGTCTGATAAGGATCAAGATTGGTTAGGGTTCTATTGCTATACAGATATATATCCATTTGAATTAGATTGTTTTGCAATATATCCTTACGTTGTTCCAGAAATAATTGCAAAAAAGAGATGGGTTTATGGACAAGCAGTTAAATCTTCTGAGTCAATAGATTCTGCATATAGCGGAAAGTCAGCATTTATAGATTATTCATTTTCTAATTATGGAACAAACTATGATTATCCTAATATTGGAAAATGGCAACAAGGAAAGATAGATAACCTAAATGTAACAAGTAGTTATTTAAGTAATCCAGATTATAGTTTGCCAAATATAAATGTTGAAAATATTAATGACTGGTATGAAGAATTGTATACCCTACAAGACGAAGACTATCCATTTGTAACCTTCGCAGATCAAAACGGCTCCTTTGTATTTGAAAATCTTAATATTTTAAATAATGATATTAAATCTTTTCATGGAATATTTAAAACAGCATCTTTGTTAAACTCAACTCTTGTTATGATTAAAAATAAAAATAACTCAGATTTCTTTAAAATATATACAACAGATAGTGGAGATATATTTTATAAAATTAATGTGTCTGGAACAGAAACAACTTTACATCAAACCCAATATGTGGTAGATCAATACTTAGAAATTGGTGTTGACCTAGAAAAAATAACATCACACTTTGGAAAAAATATTGCCACTTTCTTTGGCAATAAGAATGCTTTAAAGTTAATACTTTTAAATAATGATAGCAATGACTCTTGCTTTAGTCAAAAAATGTATAGATTTGGATTTTCAACAAAAAATAATCACAAGTTATTTTCTACGCATTTTGAGAATAATGGAATACTTGAAGATAATGGCAACATTAATGCTCATATGTTTAACGATTTAGCAAGTTATACATTAATGCCATCGGTTAGGTATGGCAAGTATTATTTGGATATAGGTGTTTCTGGATACTGGGAAGACTATGTGCCATTAAAGTATTTTGCAAAGTATATAACAAACTCATCTGGTAAAAAAGAGTATGGTTTAGATTATATTCAATATAACATCAATTTTCCTTCACCTTCTATCTTTAAACCAGTAGAAGACGCTGGTGGATGGACATATGGTAACCTAAATGCACTATTTGCAGCACCTTTGCAACAAACATATGAGGTGTTAGATAACTCTCTTTTTACAGGATATAATAATTATGATGATTTACAATATAACAGATCAGATTTAAGTTACGAATACGACTCTGTAAATTCTTTAGTAAAGTCCTATGTGTCTTTTCAGTTTACAACTACTGGATTAAATAAAAAGTTTGAGTCTTTTACTACTGTTGCACCAGCACTAAAGAGTGGTATTTTAAATCTTGATAACTATCCAGATTGGCAAAACACAATATTTTTAGTACAAAACGATACTATTATTTACCCACCATCTTCAGTAAAATTTGAAGATCTAGCAATATCAGTTCATTTAGATTTTTCTGTAAAGTCAACTATTAATAGAAAGATAAAGATTAAGAATCTAGAACTATCATCTAGGTCTTTAGACGAGGATGCTTCTACACCCATTAATACCAAGTCTGGCACTAAGTTATACCCATATATTAAAAATGGAATATATAACGATTATAAAGGCAAAAATCCAATTAGTATTTATAAAAAATCTAATCCGTATCTACATTTAACCAGGTACTCTGGAATCAAATTAAAAGGTGATTTTAACTCTTATCAAAATAGAGGCATTAGTATGCTAATAAATGAAAACAAAGACTCTTTATTTTCTGTATCTACCATTCAACTTGCAATTAAAAATGATACCAGTAACTTTACATACACGCCAGTTCAAATATTTCAAGTAAATACATCAAACTCTTCTATTAATTTTTATATTGTGGCAAATGGCGATTCTGGACAAAGAGCAAAAATATACGCGATAGATTCAAAAACTGGTCAATTACAAAATGGCATATCATACTATTTAAATGGACTGCTAGTTGCTAATCCAGTAATTGACAATAAAAACTGGTATTTTTTAAGCATATCTTTTGCAAACGCTTTAACATTTAACTCATTTACTGGATCTATAAGTTTAAACGGTCCATTGGTCTATAATCACATATCGTATTATAAGTTAACTGGTTTGCAACAAAAACAATCGTCTATTACTAGAATTTGGGATGAGGTAAAGCAGCAGTATGTGCTTGGAGCAGAGGAACCATTTGATTTTGATTGGGATTTTTGGAACCAGGGATATTTGTGGTTTGGTGTATTAATTAAGACATCTTCTTCAGATTTTGGAGATACTTCTTCAAATATTTACAAAACATACATGGGAACTAACAAAATTATTGTTGGAAATGATGGAGAAAGACAGTTGTTGGCACAAAGTTACGATAATCCTATTCATATTGGTTCTTCGTGGCAACAATATATCCTCAATCCAACATAATATGGTATACTAATGGTTATGAATAATCAAAATCCAAACAAAAAAAGAAAACCTCGTATGAAAGGCCAAATTGGCGACTCTAAAATAACCTTTATTGAAAAGAACTATGATTGGGGCGTTTATGTTTGGAAAAGAGCCAATGGTAAGTGGTTCACTGATGGAGAGGGTAATATTTTAAATATACCAGCCGTAAAACACGATATTGCCGCTTTAGCCGAAATAAAAAAGACAGCAGCATATTATGGAGAACCAGATGGAGAGGCTGTATTTTTTCCAGGTATGGGAAGAGTATCAGACGAAGAGTATTCCGAACAAGTAGATAGAATGAAAGCGGGATTAATCCCTAACCTTAATGATCTTGGTGCAGTAGCAGCAGCCAAAGCAACAATTGCAAAATATGGCGATGAAGAATAATGAGTGAAGAATTTAACTATGTTATTGGTGCTAGGATAGACGAAAACGAACAAGCAGTTAATGCATTTGCTGGTTCAGACCCATTTAGCAAAAACTGGGAAGAGTTAAAAAACTATTCTGGTTTGGATAATAACTTTAAACGTCGTGCAGCAAGAATGTCCAAGGCTCTAGTAGATACAACCCAACAATCTTATATTGACAGATCAATTGCAGTTCCACAAGGTATTGATGGTGCTCGCTCTAATCAGATAAATCCTGGTAACGTATTTAGAAATGGTTATGGACTATTTGACGTAATCACACCACCATGGAATGTTTATGAACTTGCCAACTACTATGACACATCCTTTGCAAACCATGCAGCCATTGATGCTAAGGTTGAAAATATTGTAGGTTTGGGATATGATTTTGATATATCAAAAAGAACAATGCTCAAATTAGAGAATTCCTCAAATGACGAATCAGTAAGTCGTGCAAGAAACAGAATTGAAAGAGCAAAAGTAGAGTTACGTGATTGGCTAGAAAGTTTAAACGCAGATGACTCTTTTACCACAACAATGGAAAAGATATACACAGATGTTCAAGCAATTGGTAATGGATACATGGAAATTGGTAGAACCACTCGTGGTGAAATTGGATACGTTGGTCATATTCCAGCAACCACAATGCGTTGTCGCAGACTAAGAGATGGATACGTACAGGTTATTGCAAACAAGGTAGTTTACTTTAGAAACTTTGGTGCTACAAATTCAAACCCAGTAACTGAAGATCGTAGACCAAACGAAATTATTCATTTTAAACAATACTCACCATTAAACACATTCTATGGTGTTCCAGACATTATTTCAGCAATATCATCTCTACACGGTGATCAACTGGCTTCACAATACAATATTGACTACTTTGGTAACAAGGCAGTTCCAAGATACGTAGTAACTATGAAGGGTGCCAAACTATCTGCAGACGCAGAAGACAAGATGTTTAGATTTTTACAAACTGGATTAAAGGGTCAAAACCATAGAACTTTGTACATACCTCTTCCTGGAGATACAGAAAATAACAAGGTAGAGTTTAAGATGGAACCTATTGAATCTGGGGTACAAGAGGGATCATTTAAGGAATATAGAAAACAAAACCGTGATGACATCTTGGTGGCACATCAAGTACCGCTTTCAAAACTAGGTGGATCAGACTCAGGGGCAATTGCAGCAGCATTGGCTCAAGATAGAACATTTAAAGAGCAGGTAGCCAGACCAGCACAGGCTCAACTAGAAAAACAAATTAATAAGATCATACGCGAGAAACAAGACGTACTAGAGTTTAAGTTTAATGAACTTACTTTGACAGATGAAATAGCACAATCACAAATTCTTGAAAGATATGTAAAAACACAGATTATGATGCCTAATGAGGCAAGAGTGGCACTGGGTCTTCCACAAAGAGACGGTGGAGACGAACCATTTGTAGCCAAACCAGAGACTATGAATAATGATGCCAATCGTGCAAGAGATGGCGAAAGACTTAATAATCAGTCCGATGGATCTGCAACTGTAAGTGGTAGAAATCCAAAGGGCGAGGGTAGATCTTCAACCTAGTTACACTGTTTATAACATGTTTATAACTTGTGTATAAAAGGGCTCTATAATGTATAGTACGATGTCTATATTAAAAGCCCAATGGAATACAGAAGGCGAGAATGTCCGCCTTTCTATGCCTTTTAGTAAGGTTGATAAACAACGCCGCATTGTTTCAGGCTTTGCCTCATTAGATAACTTAGATCGTCAAATGGACATTGTAACTACAGAAGCCAGCATGAAGGCATTTGAAAACTTTCGAGGTAACATAAGAGAAATGCATCAACCATTAGCAGTAGGCAAAATGGTTTCATTTAAGCAAGACAAATATTTTGATTCAGAGTCAAAGAAGTTTTATAACGGTGTTTTCGTTTCCGCTTA